AGATGCCATCGAAGATGGTTGGGACATCTGGTGCGATCCTCGTATTCGTGTAGGTCACGAAAAAACTCGTGTAATATAGGACAAGATCATGGATGCACTCAAAGAGTGGGTACAACACCACATGAAAGAGAAGTCATCAGAAGATCTATGGTATCTGTCTGAAGAGATTCTAATGGAACTATCGGGGCGTGACTCGATTAAGTATAGAATTACAGAAGATAAAGTTGAAATTACACACGATTCGGAGGGATGTTAAATGCCAAGAATGTATAGTACATCAGGTGATGTAACTGTTGAAGCAAGACCGAAAAAAACTCGTCAAGGAAATGGAAAGCATACTAAATATGCCGCTTCCTCTCGTAACTTGGCTAAAAAGAGGAGCAGAGGTCAAGGTAAATAAATAAAAAGGACTCCTAGAGTCCTTTTTTTAATGTCAATGAGGAAAAATGGAAAACAAAATGCTTCGAGAGATAGCAAATGACGTTCAAACACCAAAGAAACGTGATTCTAAGGTGCAGAATGACCTATATGAGAACCTAGAAGATGGTGATTTTTATGAAGGACTCGATTATGACGATCAAACACAAATAATTACATAAAAATTCTTAATAAATAAGTTATAATTCTAAATATTTTCAAATTTCATGCCTTTAGAACGGGTTAGTCAAGGTTTCAAAGATATTAGTATGTCATTTCAGTCTAATCCACTGAATAATGATCTTATTGCGATTAAAAATGTTAATGCCATTACTCGTTCTATAAGGAATATAGTATTAACTACTCCTGGAGAGAAATTTTTTGACCCTGATTTTGGATCTAATGTATCCAGATTGCTTTTTGAGAACGTAGATGATATAACAGCATCTCAAATTCAAGAAGAAATTGAATTTTCAATTAGTAATTATGAGCCAAGAGTAAAATTAATAGATGTACAAGTAATTGCTGATAATGATAATGCTTCATTTGATACTATTATTACCTATGAAGTTATAGGAGCAGACGTTCCTCCACAAGCTTTGGAATTCGCCTTACAATCAACTCGATAAGATGCCGTTAGTAAATTTTTCCAACCTCGATTTTGATGAGGTCAAGATATCACTTAGGGATTATCTTAAGTCAAATTCCACTTTTACGGATTATGACTTTGAAGGATCCAATTTATCATCTATTTTAGATGTATTAGCATATAATACCTACATCACTTCATACAATGCCAACATGGTAACGAATGAAGTATTCATTGATAGTGCAACTTTAAGAGAAAATGTAGTTGCACTGGCACGAAATATTGGATATCTACCTAGATCAAGAACAGCATCAACGGCAACTATAAGTTTTTTCGTTACTTTAACTGGTACTACTCCTGCTCCTGCTACTCTAACCCTAAGTAAAGGTCCAGTAGCAGCAACTGCAGGTGCAGTAGGAACTAGTTCTTACATATTTTCTATATTAGAAGATATTACAGTACCTGTTAATACTGATTCTTTAGGAAATACTACAGCAAGTTTCAATAATATTAAAATTCATGAAGGCACTTTAATAACAAATTCATTTACCTTCTCATCAATTAATCCAAATCAAAAATTTATCCTTCAAAATACGGGAATTGACAGTTCTTTAATGACTGTAACTGTAAAAGGAAACTCATTTGCTAATACAGGGACAAAATATAGTGCTCAAGATAGTCTTTTTGATATTACATCCGATTCTAAAGTTTATTTTCTAGAAGAAGTAGAAGATGAGAGATATCAACTCTTTTTTGGGGACGGTATTTTTGGTAAAAAGTTAGAAGAAGGTAATTTTATCACTACAGATTATATTATTTCAAGTGGATCTGCTGCAAATGGCATTTCTAGATTTACTTTTGGAGGTAAATTATCCTATATTAGAAATTCTCAGTCATATGCGGTTTCTACAGGTGTTTCTTTAATAACTACTGACCTTCAATCCTCTGGTGGAGAGGAAATTGAGTCAGTTGAGTCAGTTAAAAAGTTTGCTCCACGCATTTATGCCTCTCAAAACCGAGCAGTAAGTGCAAATGACTATGAAACTTTGATTCCAAATAAAATTTATCCAGAAACAGAGTCAATTTCGGTTTTTGGGGGTGAAGAAATGATTCCACCTCAGTATGGAAAGGTCTTTATTACCATAAAACCACGAACAGGTGATTTTTTACCTAATTTAGTCAAGGAAAATATAAAAACTAAGCTTAAAAAGTATGCAGTTGCAGGAATTGTCCCAGAAATTCTTGATTTAAAATATCTTTACTTAGAAGTTGACTCAAAAATCTATTATAATACCAATTTAGCACCTTCGGGAGAATATGTTTCTACCTTAGTTCAACAAAATGCTGAAAGTTATGCAGAATCAACTGAATTAAATAGATATGGTGCTAGATTTAAGTACAGTAAGTTCTTAAAAGTAATTGATGAAAGTGATGCTTCTATTACATCCAATATTACGACTCTGCAAATGAGAAGGGATATGAGAGCAGCATTAAATAGTTTTGCAGAGTACCAAATCGGGTTTGGTAATGAATTTTATATTAAGAGTATGAGTGGATATAATATTAAATCTACCTCATTTCGTATAAGTGGAATACCACAGGATCTTTACCTATCTGATATTCCAAATTCTAATGGAGAAACAGGATCACTTTTCTTCTTTACCGTTCCTTCAGTTAATTCTACTTCCCCAACTATTATTAGACGGAATGTAGGTACTATTAATTACAAGAGTGGTATTATTACATTAAATCCTGTTAATATCATTTCTGGTAAATTAAAAGATGGTCAAACAATTGTAGAAATATCTGCATGTCCTAAATCCAATGATGTTGTTGGATTACAGGATCTTTATTTGCAACTAGATATTAGTAACAGTAATTTTGAAATGATTGTTGACAACATTGCTTCAGGATTAGATCCAGCAGCATCAAATTATACCGTAACATCTAGTTATCACAACGGGAACTTAGTAAGATCATAAAATGCCACAAAATAGAGTTAAGTTTAGCAACATTGTTCAAAATCAACTTCCTGCTTATGTACAGGAAGAGTTTCCATTAGTTGCAGATTTTTTAAAAACATATTACGAAGGTCAGGAATATCAAAGTGGTCCTATTGACCTGATTGAAAATATTGATCAATATATTAAAATTAGTGAATTAACCAATCTTACTGATTCTGTAGTTTTAAATACTGCATTAACTTATAATGCAGAGGAAGTTACTGTTGATTTAATAAAATCTCCTAATGGAACAAAAGGATTCCCAGAAACATATGGATTGTTGAAAATTGATGCGGAAATTATTACATATACTGGAAAAACAGATTCAAAGTTTACAGGATGTATAAGAGGGTTTAGTGGTGTTACTTCATATCAAGCAAAAGGAACTACGGATCAATTAGTTTTTGAAAATACTAAGATTGATACTCATGAAAAAGGATCTACGATTACGAATTTAAGTAATCTGTTCTTAAAGGAATTTTTAACAAAAGCAAAGAGACAACTTACACCTGGATTAGAGAGTAGAGAGTTTAATAGTGATCTAGATCAAAATATTTTTATAAAACAGGCTAAAGATTTTTATTTAAGTAGAGGTAGTGATAAATCTTTTGAGATTTTATTTAAAGCATTATATAATGAAGATGTACGTATAGTTAGACCCAGAGACTTTCTATTCACACCCTCTAACGCCCACTGGAGGGTCACTAACGACCTTGTAGTGGAATCTATTAGTGGAAACCCTAACGACCTTAAAGAGTCCACCTTATTCCAACAAAGTTATAGTGATAGTATTAATAAAGCATATGCTCCAATCACTTCAGTGGAACCAATTGATGTTGGATATGGACAAACCTTTTATAAACTTAGTATAGATGCAGGTTATAATAGAGATATTAGAGTAGATGGGGCAATTTATGGTAATTTTGAAGTACAGCCATCAACTAAGGTAATTGGTGCAGTTTCAGCAGGAAGCACTGTTTTAACTGTGGATTCTACGGTAGGATTTGCAGCAACAGGAGGAGATTTATACATTCCTTTTGCTGCTGGAGATGTAGGTGTTGTTTCTTATACTTCTAAATCACTCACACAGTTCTTTGGAGTAACGGGTGTAGCAAATACTGGAATAACTGCTGATATTGCGGATGCAACAACTATTGGAATCAATACTTTTGCTTATGGACAATCGAGTGTTGATCCTGATAAGAATATAACGGTTAGAATTAATTCTGTTCTTAAGGATTTTGATTTTTCAGATAAAACTTACTATTATTCTGCAGGAGATACTGTTAAATTAAAAACTTTAGGTATTTCTGATGCAACGTTTAAAGGAAAAAACTGGTTTTATAATATTTCACCTACCTATAAGATTGAGAGCATTGAATTAGTTGATTCATCGGATAAAACTTATACAATTACTTTCTATGTTGACCATTGTTTTAGATTTGGAGATTCTGCAGTATTAATCTCTAGTAATGGTACTGAAAAATCCACAAATATTATTAATATAGATTCTGCTAAACAGGTAACCATAAGAGGACAGGGAAATATAGATCTTACTGATGAATATACCATTCAGCGTTTAGTATTATCTACAGAATCCAATAGTTTCCCTCAAACTCACATTTATAATACTAATGTACAGAATGTTTATAAGAAAGATGATACTTTATTAGTTTCTTCATCTTCTCTTCCTACTTACAACTCTCAACCACTTAATGTCTTTGGACAAACTATCAAATTTAGTGGTACATTCGTAGGAACTGAATTTAATATTAGACCAGTAGGAGATCATGGATTTTATACTGGTGATGCTGTTTATTATATACCACAAAAAGAAAAATATGAATATATTGATTCATTAGGAACAACACAAATTGGTATAAAGGTTATTTCTTCTTTATTTGCAGGAGATGTTGATTTTATTATAACAGGAATAACTAATGGTTCTGAAGTTGAGGATAGAACCCCTCCAAATGAAGGATTATATTTTGTTCAAAGAATTGATGAGAATAAAGTAAAATTATCAAGGAGTAGAACTGAACTTTCTAATGGAACCTTTATTTCTTTAGATAATTCTATCAGTTTAGTTGATTGTGAGTTGTTACCTTATAATTTTAAATTTAAAACTTTAGAATCACAACAATTATTAAGAGAAGTTGCTCTTCCTGAAGATGATGGGGAAGTAACCGTTACAGAACCAGGATTTACTGGAATTTTGATAAATGGAGTGGAAATTTGCAATTATAAATCGAGAGATTTTGTTCGTTATGGAAAAATTGAAAAAATTGACGTAGATTCTGCTGGTGCTGATTATGATATAATAAATCCTCCTCTTTTGAATATTAGCGACACTGTTGGAACAGGTGCTACTGGATGTGTAGCAGTTTCTGGTAATCTTAAGGAAATTAGACTCTTGGATTCGGGTTTTGATTATCAAGACACTCCAGTTGTAACAATTGATGGTGGAAATGGAACAGGAGCAGTTGCTTCTGCGAATATGAAAGAAATGGTACATTCCGTTTCATTCAATTCTCAATCTGACATCGGTTTAGGGACTGATGCTTATAATTCTTATGAAATTGGATTTGGAACCTACCATAAGTTTACAAATTTTGAAAAAGTCATTTATAAGAATGAAGGACAAAAGAATGTAGGTGGATTAACTACAGATGCGGTATATTTTGTTTCTAATATTGGATTAACAACTGCTAAGTTATTCCCAACTCAAACAGATGCTCTTTCTGGTATTAATACCGTTGAATTGACATCATTTGGTATAGGAAAACAATTTATTAGGTCATTTAACAGAAAAAGGATCGTTGATTCAATCACAGTTGTTTCTTCAGGATCAGGATATGAAAATAAGAAAAGAACTGCTCTCAGTGCAGGAATAAGTAGTGCTTCTAATCAAATTTCCATAACAGATCATGATTATAAGTCTGGAGAAGTAATTAATTACATAGAAACTTCAAATACCGTAATTGGTGGACTCTCTACTGATACTGAATATTATGTTACCTCAGTAGATGCAAATAATTTTAAATTATCGCAAGTTGGTGTTGGATCCACTTCTAAATCTTTTTATTATGATACTAAACAGTATATTGATCTTACTTCAGTAGGAGTAGGAACTCATACGTTTAATTATCCTTCTATTTCAGTAAAAGTAGTTGGAGAAGTAGGAATCGCATCTACAGGAACTGAAACTTTTGGATGCCAAGTACAACCTATCTTTAGAGGTGAAATAACTTCAATACATCTTTCTAATCAAGGTGTGGGTTATGGATCTTCTGAAATTATTAATTTTGTAAGAGATCCTCAAGTTACTTTGGTATCTGGAAAAGAAGCTCAATTACAACCCGTTGTTGTTAATGGATCTATTACAGAAGTAGTAGTAATGAGTAAAGGGCAGAAGTATAATTCTGCACCTACTTTAACTATAAGTGGTGATGGTATTGGTGCTGTAATTACTCCAGTTTTTGAAAATAATGAAATTACTGAAGTAAAAGTTATTCATGGAGGAAATGGATATAGTGCATCAAATACTTCTATTTCTATAGATTTTCCTGGATCTGGAGTTGTTATAAAACCCGTTCTTCAAAACTGGAGAATTAATTTATTTGAAAGAAATTATGATAACTTTACAGGAGATGATGGATATATCCCTCATGAATTTAATGTAGGATATGGTCTTCAATATTCTCATTTATATGCACCTAGAGTTCTTAGAGAATCTGTTTTTGCGACTAATCAAGAAGGTCAGTCTTTATATGGAGATAAAGATCTAAAGAGAGTTGATGGATTGGAAGTTCCTTCTGATCAACACTCTCCTATTATTGGATGGGCATATGATGGAAATCCAATATATGGTCCATATGGATATGTGAAAAAATCAGGTGGAACAGTAACTCAAATGAAGTCTGGTTATTCTATTGATTTACAGTCACAACGACCTCCTGTTTCAAGTTTTCCAGAAGGATTCTTTGTAGAAGATTATTCACATAAGAAAGTAAGTGATGATACTATTTTAGATGAGAATAATGGAAGATATTGTGTAACTCCAGAATATCCTGATGGAACCTATGCATATTTTGCTGCAATAGATTCAGGTGCTGTAGAAAGTTCTGGTCCTTTTGTAAGATTTAAAAAACCAGTATTTCCTTATTTGATTGGAGAAAATTATACGTCAATCCCCAATGATTTTAATTTCAAGCACAACTCAAATCAGAGTTCTATAGATTTACAAAATTCAGGATGGAATAGAAATACTAATTCATATAATTTAATTGAAGATGATACCGAATATGATTATGTTTACATACCTAATAAACTTTCTCAAACTATTGATATTAAATCTGTAACTCCAGGAACAGTTGAAAAAGTAGGAATTGAGACGGGAGGAGTTTTATATCAAGTTGGAGATAATTTAATTTTTGATAATGCAGATACTTCGGGAGTTGGTGCTGTTGCTAAAGTATCTAATATTGAAGGAAAGGCAGTTAATACTGTAAGTGTTGCCACAAGTACAATTAGTGGAGTTGAAGTTTATCCTGCTGCCATAGCGGGTGAGTATATCCTTAGTTCTGATAATCCCCACAATTATAAAAATAAAGATGGTCTGGTTGTATCTGGATTATCTACAACTTCTTCTAATATTGAAGGATATTATAGTGTAGGAGTAACAACTACTCGTTTTGTAGTAACTGGTGTTGGAACTACTTCTTCTGGAATAGGAACTGATGGAATAACAGGGTTGGTTACTTATGTTAGTGTTAATGGTAATTTATCATATCCTTCTATTGCCGCTAATGATATTTTAGGAATTGGCA